TGTTCTCTGGTGATATCTCCAGCTTTCAATGCAGCAGCCATCTGTTTATCGATCTTCCCATTTACCTTACCCGTAACCGGCTTATTGATATATCCGAAGATACCAAGCTCCTCATAAAGATACTTGTTTGCAATATAGATACCGATTGTTGTACGAGTATTCGGTTTCACAAATGGAGATTCGGTCGGACCGATAATGATGATATCATCGGGATGATATCGAATCCCATACTTTTTCGTGTATGCGAATAGGTTCACGATCACATCCACATTCAAAGCTTTGGGATCACCCATCATCGCAAACAATTCTTGCTGCTGCTTTGTAGAAAGAACTCTGCTAACAGCCATAACTGTTCACCTACCTTTCATCAAGTGAAATAGAGCCGATAGATGAACGTTACGGTAGACTCAGAATCCTTCAGTTCATTATTCTCCATATTCAGCGTAGTCATCATCCGAGCATTGAAAACCTCTTTGATGTCATCATTCTTATCAGCAGCATCCGAAGCTGCTCCAAGATACCCAGTAAGAAGACCCACAGAGTTCACAAGTGACCGCATGGTCGAGCCTTGCGTGAGCTTGAAGTATTCGCGGATGTCATGCTCATCAAGCGTTGCAGAATACTTGGTGAATGTCTTGATATACTTCCCATTGGCATCACCGATCACATCAACCGTTACCGGGACAACCGTACCATCCTCGTACATAACGTTGATCTCCGGCTCAATTGTAAAACGTTTGCCATAGTAGTATACTTGATCACCTTTAACAACCCTGAGACAGTACCGTTTGCGAGTTGTACCCTCGAGATCTTTTCCGATAGGAACCACTCGAATCGGCAGCATGCCAGGAATCGTACGATCAGTGCGGTGAACCTTGTGCACAGTATTGTAAGTGTCACCACAACCGCCATTGCCGACCATGATTCCGCAGATCTGCTCCATAGGAACACTGGCAGAACTACGATCGATCTCTTCGATCTTATGAACACCAAGTTCCAAATCAATTGGCGTTTGCAGGAAAGTGGAACGCATATTGTTCACTTTCTCAGAAAGGAATACACCACCACTAACCAAAAGGTCATTCCGGCGAAGATTCCGTGTAAACACTGTCTTACCGGTGTGACGAGATTTATGGATTATCTCAACCTCTCCGATGATCTCGTGCGGATCACCCTTAGCAAGGAGTCGGCCAGCACCATCGTACAACTCTTCGTACACATGAGCATGGTCAAATCCTCTTTTACGAATCCTACTCATAGAGTATCATCAACCTCCTCAATATAGATTTTGTCACCAACTGCGACATACTCATCCAGGAAAATAGTTTTGTGTGTTGCAATCGTATCATCAACGTGTATCCACTCCGGGATATCGTACTTCTTATGCACGACCTTACCATCAATGACACGAATCGGATCACGATCTCCCAGATAAAAGAAGATATTTATGGATCTTAACTGAACCGATGATGCTTTGAATACGTTAATAGCCGTACGGATATACTTACCAATCAATGTCGCGTATACCGTCGGTGTATTCAAGAATAGATAGTGCAGCTCATCGGAGTTAAACATGTCTTCAAGCTTCTCAAGGATGTAGACAATGAGTGCATTAAGTGTGTCCTCATCATCCACAGAGTCAAGTTTCTTAGCGAGCTTTGGATCAAGATCCATGAGCATTTCATAGTATGTTTCAGCATGACTTCCGTCCATCTTTGTAAACGTCTCTCGCTGTGTTGCTGACGTGAAGAAGATGTCTTTACAATTGGAGAGTGCAATATACTGACGAATATCATTCGTCTTATGCATCTCTTCCAGAATCGCATCGAACAGTGCTCGGTTCTTGGCATAAACCATGATCGCATTCAATGGTTCCATACGACCAAGCGGTTTAGCAAGTTCCATATCGTATCCTTCAACGAGAACTCGATCAACATCAATCTGAAGCTCATACTTATCGACGATCTCTCTGACCCGCTCTTCGATGTCGCCATAGTTGAATCGCCAAATGTCAGCGATATCTGCCGGATCATACACGATATTCCCATCAAAGTTAGATCGCTTCGCCATAGCTGCTAACAGGAAGTTCATCATCGTAAAGAGTGTGCACTTTCCAGAAGTAGCATAGACGTTCGTGATCGTTACCTTCGCTAGATTGTCACGTGCATAGAGAAGAAGATTTATAAAGCAACAGACCTCAAATACCAGCGATGTCACATCGTATGCGGCCTCGACATCCACATACTTTGACATCAACAGATTAAAGTCCGTTTCAAGAATCTCCTCTTTTTCATCCGGTGTCAACTGCCACAGGTAATCATTATCCGTGACTGTATCGTAAGAGATTCGATTCTCTTCCTGTGTGTTAATGTCGTGCTCCTGGATGGGTGCCCGGATGAAGTCCATATGATAATCCTGATTGGGATCCCCTGTAAAGATGATATTCCCATTGGCATCTTTTGGTTGATATTTCATCAGATAGTACCGATTTGCAATCAGGTCATTCTCCGGTGAAAACAGTTTGCAGACGTCAACAAGTACACCATCAGTGCCTTTCACTTGCAGAAGCTTATCCATTGCAAGAACAAGCCGCCGCTTATATGTGAATGGGAACCGTTTGAAATACCGGAGCATTCCATACGATTCAAGAATTGCATCCAGAATCTCTTCAAAGTTCAAATATGCTTTTTCATCCGGAACCAGCGTATTCCGTACAGCAAGCGTTAGCATCAGAACTCCGATAGTCGGATCGTATAACTCCTTAGATGTAACCTGCTCACGATGATAGATTGTGCTCATGATATATCGCCGCGCAAAGCTATACTCCTTCATGAACATATCGATTACCATCGTATTGGTAGCCGTCCCATAACGTAGAATTTCAAACGGCTTTGCAAGACGTGCTTCGATTAAGTCAATAGAATTAATTCCAAGATAGTTCAAGTATTCAGCTTTCGGGTTATCCTTCTTGAGCTGATCGAGAACACCTCTAATCTCAAGATGCGAGATCATCTCTATTGACATTTGGTGTACCGGAACATCTTTCGGAATGTCAGGTTGATTTCGCACATAGATCCAGTGCGTATCATCCAGACGAGGAAGACCAAGCAACATCCGGTAATACTCATTGCGTTCCACATAATGATCAAGCACGTATTGCGCTTGATCATTCACAATAGCATCTCTCAACTCCTCGGGAATTCGATTCGCATTAACATGGCATGCGATAGCTTGATCTTTTGACATGTACTTTTCAAGAATTTCAAGCTCGAACTCTTTAAAGGTAAAGAAATACCGTGTCCCATTGACACAAGCCAAATACGTTTCGAAGTCTCGGATTGTATCAACAGTTTCATTTTCCTTTGCTAAATCCGTACGTTTTACTACCAACCCACGAATAATACTAAGTAAGTCAGTATAAAGGGACTTCAAAAAATCATAAGTCAATGAGCACGCCTCCTTTCTTTCATAGTTAAACACCATTAACAAGACGTTATAGTGTTGTTTTGAGGTATCAGTAGAAACGTGGTAACAGCCGTGCGTCCCCATCGCACGGCTGTTACCTTTTTGAAAAGGAGAGAACGTTATGCCTGAAAGCAGAGATCATCGCGGGCAAGAAACCGGAGGCCGAGCAGTATGTAAATGCGAATTTCCTTACAAGCCCTGAATGTCCTGAAGTCCATTCTATACTGCTCATCTATGAAAACATGGCAAACCACCCGAGTGTTAATCTTCAAAAACGCATCAACACCCTTATAAAATTGTTAGACTAAATCAGGAGGGATTAGCAATATGTACCAACCGTTAATCATACAAGGTCTCGGCCAATATGCAGATGAATATGTGTCATTTGAAGCTGAGAAAAAGGATCTTCTGAATGATTACGACCGCTTTGAAAAATATGTAAAAGGCTGTGAAGAAATGGTCCGTGATGATGACCGCTACACAGCCTATATCGCCAAACTTAAAGAAGGCGGTCTTACCCATTGTGCTATCATGGGGAATCTTCCGGAAGATGAACCGAAACTTAAAGTAGAAATGCATCATGGTCCAATCTTCAATCTGTTTGATATCTGTAGTATCGTGCTAAAGGCATGTCTCTTGAGAGGTATGAATGATATCACAACATTCAAAATTGCTGATTTGGTACTTACAGAACATGAAAGAGACCATATCATGATTGTAATGCTCAGTAAGCCTGTTCATATGGGAGGAGCTCATAACCGAAAGTCAAGTCGCGGTATTTTTGTCGATATCAAAGCAACATTCGGTCGATTGGACAAATTCATCGATGAATGGGGAGACGGAATGGATAGTGAACATAGATCTATGATCAAGAGATATTGTCAGGAATGTCGGAACGCTGAAGGCAACAGTCTTGATCAAGGGTTGTTTGATACCGCAGAAAAACTAAAAAGTTTCAAGTGAGAGAAGATATGGGGTCCCATCGCGGGACCCCATACCATTTTCTTACTGCATATTCTTAGCCGCAGCCTCATACCGCATATCATTCTTTATGATCTGCTGAGTGATACCGCGTTTACTGAGAAGAGCGTATGCATTTTCGCCCCAGCGGTAAATGTAATCCTTCCCATAATAGTAGTCGATAGCAGCAACCGTCTCCTCACCGAGATATTTGTAGAGTGCTGCAAGAGCCTCACTATACAACTTCTCTTCAGCTTCATGATCGACTTCGCTGATCTGGCTACTGCACTTAAGCTCGAGCATCTTAGCAAAAGCCGTCGTAAGAAACTCGCCAAACTCCTTCGGTGGCAAGGTTGCAATAGCATTGTGTTTTTCACGAACTCTCTTCTCTACGACTTTCACCAGGTCCTCCTGCATCTTCGCATACCTTCGTGCTTTGATAAAGAATCTAAACGCGAGATATGCCAATAGCCCTGCCGCAACTAAGAGCAGTACGCCCCAAGCATACAAGATAACCAATCCAGATATCATAATGAATCCTCCTTAAATATAGACTTGTATCAACGGAAGCACAAACCGTTTGTAGTTGTACACACCGTTAATGATGTCTT